AAAGGGGGGGGTTAGGGGGGGGTTCCTAGCGGGCCGCAAAATCCCCCTCGCATCTTCACAGTGTTTGAAACGCCAAGGCGCCAAGAGTTTTTATAATACCTCTGCTCCCCTGCGTCTCTGCAGTTGATTAAAATATGTTAAACGCAGAGTCGCAGAGGCGCAGAGTTTGTTATAATACCCCCTTCGCGCGCTTCGGGACTTCGCGTTTTTAAAAACGCCAAGCACGCCAAGGGGGCTTTTGCCGCGCCGTCCTTCCCGAGAAGGCCCGCCAGGGCCGGCGCGGCACTCCAGGGCGGGGGCCCTTACCCTCTGGATTGCCTCGCTGCGCTCGCACTGACGGTGGGGGCGTTTTTGGGGTTTTCTATCCCCCGCCCCCCGTCATTCCGGCGACAGTCGGGATCGGGGAGTCTTCCCTGTATACCCCGCCCGCAGAGATTGCCGGGGTGACGGGGCACTTTTAGCGCACAGAGATATAAGAATCCAGTCCTATAGACCCTCCGTAGGATTTTTTTCAAAAAATCGGATTTTTTTCCTTGACAGGCCCCGAACGCTTGTGTACAAACTGCGAACACAAGCCGAACGAAGGGAGCCCGACATGGCCCGAAAGACCGCCGCAGCCCGCACCGCCACCCCGGCCCCGACCGTCGTGGGGGAGCCGTTCGCCACCGCCCAGGAGGCCTGGTTCTGGTTCATCCAGTCCTATCAGGCCCGATCCGACGGCGCGCGCTTCGGCGCGGACAGGGGGCAGGTCGCCCGCCCGTGCGAGCCGCTGGACATCCTGCGCATCCTGGATCGCCTGTGGCGCCAGCGCATGCTCGTGCGCGACCACCTGTTCGTCCTGCGGCACTACGGCCGGCGCCTTTCGCCCCCCAACCCGGATCGCCGGCGCGAGGCCCGGGCCTACGTCCTGTGGCATCAGGCGCTGAACGTCCTGGAGGACGCGTTGGTGCTCAAGGGCATCGTCATGCCCCGGGGCTGGGACGCCCTGGAGGCGGACACCCTGGAGCCCACCATGGAAAGGGCCATCGCATGACCGCCGCCGCCAACCGCTTCGCACACCGCGCCTGGGTCGCCTTCACGGGCAAGACCGAGATCGCCTGGCTGCGCCTGCTGCGCCCCGGCTTTCGCCACTGCTTTGTTGTGTTCCACGACGGCCGCCGCTGGCTCCACCTGGACCCGCTGGCGAACTACACCGACCTGGCCGTCCACGACCTGCCGCCAGATTTTGACCTCACCGCGTGGCTCCGCCGCGAGGCGGGGTGCCGGGTCGTCCCGGCCCCCATTGACCGGTCGCGTAAGACCCCAGCGCCGCTTGCACCATTTACATGTGTTGAAGCCGTGAAGCGCGCGCTGGGGCTGCACGACCGGTGGATTTTCACGCCGTGGCAACTCTACCGCCGATTAACGTTTAGGAGGAAACATCATGGGAAGTCTTAGCTCGCCCGCGCAGCCCATTGCGCCCAACGTCTTCTATATCCCCACGGGGCCCAGCCCGACCGGGACGGCCCCCGCCGCCCCCGCCGCCTCGTCCAGCACCCAGGCCGAGCAGGCCGCCACGGAGCAGGCCGCAGAGCAGGCCGCCGCCGAGGCGCGCACGGACAACCTCCTGCGCCGGGGCCGGGGCCGCATGGGCACCATCCACACCAGCTTTCGCGGCCTCCTGGCCGCCGCCACGCCGCCCGACCAACGCAAAACACTTTTGGGAGAATAGACCATGACGCACGCCGCCCCGGCCGCAGAGCCCTGCCCCCTTGACCTCATGGCGCGCCTGAACGCCGCCCGCGCCCGCCGATCGCACTGGGAGGGGCTGTGGGACGACGCCTACGACTTCGCCCTGCCGCAGCGCGCGGGCTTCCGGGGCGCGCAGACCCTCGGGCGGCGCCAGACGGATGACATCTACGACGCCACCGCCATGGACGGCGCCGAGCAGCTGGCCGCGAGCCTGCTGGGCCACCTGACGCCCGGGTGGACGCCGTGGTTCGGGCTCAAGCCCGGCCCGGAGCTTGCGCCCGCCGACGCCGCCAAGATCGCCCCCGCCCTGGATCGCGCCGGGCGCGTCATGCGCGCGCACTTCGCCGCGTCCAACTTCGCCATGGAGGTGCACCAGTGCTACCTGGACCTCGTCGTGGGCGGCACGGCCTCCCTGGCGTTTGAGGAGAACGACCCCGGCCACGCCTCGGCCTTCCGGTTCACCGCCACGCCCCTGACCAGCGTCTACCTGGAGGAGGGGCCCACGGGCTTCCTGGACGGAACGTTCCGCGTCCTGTCCCTGACCGAGGCCCAAATCCGCGCGCGCTACCCCCGCGCCACGCTGCCCGCGCACATCACGGGCCGGGCGGGCAACGGGGCCCAGGCGCGCCACGAGGTGGTGGAGGCCGTCCTGCCCCGCGGGCTTGTGTACGACTTCACCGCCTGCCTCATCGGCGGGCGCGGCGCGCCGGAGGTGCTGGTCGCGGGCACCCTGGAGCACAACCCCATCATCAACTTCCGCTGGACCAAAACGCCCGGGGAGATATACGGCCGCAGCCCGGTCATGAAGGCCCTGCCCGACATCAAGACCGCAAACCGGGTCGTGGAGCTGATCCTCAAGAACGCCTCCATCGCCGTCACCGGCCTGTGGCAGGCGGAGGACGACGGCATCATGAACCCCGCGAACATAGAGCTGCGCCCCGGGGCGATCATCCCCAAGGCCCCGGGGTCGGAGGGACTCAAGCCGCTGGAGATGCCGTCCAACTTTGACGTCTCCCAGATCGTGCTGGAGTCCCTGCGCGCCCGCATCCGCCACGCGCTGCTCATAGACCGCTTCGCGCCCCTGACCTCCAACACCATGACGGCAACGGAGGTTCTAGAGCGCGGGGCGGAGATGGCCCTGCTGCTCGGCGCGACGTATGGCCGCCTACAGACGGAGCTGCTCACGCCCCTCATCACGCGCGCGTTTACGATTTTGCGCCGCAGGGGGGAGGTGCCCGCGCTCAAGCTGGACGGGCGCACGGTGGCCATAGACTACCGCTCCCCGCTCGCGCAGGCGCAGAGCCAGGCCAGCGTGCAAAACACGCTGTATTGGCTCGAGTCGCTCAAGGCCCTGGGCCCCGAGGCGCAGGCCGTCGTGGACGGCCCCGCGTGCGCGCGGTTCCTGGGCGACGTCATGGGCGTGCCCGCGCATTTGATGCGCGGCGCGCCCGCCCCCTCAACCCCCGCAGAAAAGAAAGGACACTAACCCATGACCCAACACACCCAAACCGACCTGCCCGTGCAAGAGCGCGAGGCCGAGCCCGCCTTGCTAGAAGAGGCCGTGCTGACCAAGGATGCCGGCGACGACCTGGACACCGAGGCGCAGGCCGCGCAGAACGACGCGCCCGCACCGCAGGCCCCGGCGAACCTGCCCCAAAAGTTCTGGGACGCCGACGCGGGCGAAATCCGCCTGGAGGCCCTGGTCAACTCCTACACCGCGCTGGAGCGGCGCCTATCGCAGCTCACCGCCCCGCCGCAGACCGACGCGGACAGGGAGCGCATGCTGCGCCTGCTCGGCCGGCCGGAGAGCCCGCACGAGTACGAGGTCGCCGTCCCGCACGGCCTGCTGGCCCCCGACCCGGAGGTCAACGCGCGCCTGCACAAGCGCGGCTGCACGCAGGAGCAGGTGCAGGAGGTCTATGATCTCGCGGCGGAGAAGCTGCTGGACGCGATCCGCTGCATGGCGTGCGAGGTGCAGGCCGACCGGGAGATTGAGCGCCTGGTGGCGCACTTCGGCGGCGCGGACAAGTGGGCCGAGGTGGCGCGGCAGCTGCTGGCCTTTGGGCAGAACGCCCTGCCGCCGCATGTGCTGGACAACCTGGCCTCATCGTTTGAGGGGGTGCTCGCGCTCCACCGGATGATGCAGTCCGGGGTGTCGGCGATGCCCAGCCCGCGCGGGGCCGACGGGAGCGACGCGCCCGTGGTGGACCGCCGCGCGCTGGACGAGATGCTCCACGACCCGCGGTACTGGAAGCACAAGGAGCCCGAGTTCGTGGCGCAGGTGACGGACGGGTTCCGCCGCCTGTACGGGGAGGCGTAGCCACGCCGCCGCCGCCGCCGCGCGCCATTCCCCCCCCTCCCTGCA